CTTTGATTTTTTCTCCAGATTCATATACAATAAATACAATGCTTATTATACCATAAGTGAAAAACGTTTACAAATAGTTATCATTGCTTTTCAATAGTTGAGTTTTTACTTATTTTTCTTTAAAATCATTTTCGTTAATTGCTATCATTTTTTTAAATCGTATTCATCATCGTATTCATTTTCATACTCATATTTGCCCGTATAGTTGAGAAGGTTGCAATTTAATTCTAATAGTTTCCAAAAGGATCAGTGAGTAATTTCACTGTTTTTATTTTTAACAAAACACCGTTTTTGACAATAATACACCACGATTTCCTCTTCCTATTCTTCATGTAAGCGCTTTTTTGAACAATAGGATTGTAATTTCTATTTCTAATCGTTCAAAATGCGTGTTTTTGCAAAATAGAAAACCGTGACGATGATCACGGTTCCTGCTCGTCCCCAAATTTTATTTCGGCTTCACGTCGCATTTTTAAATGGTATTCAAGCGAAAAAGAACGCTCCTAACCCTCTATCTATAAAGGTTTTTCAAGACTTTCAAGCGATTATCAAGCGTATTTCAGAGCAAACAAAAAAACCGCAAGCCTGAGCCTGCGGTGAAAGAACATTTTAGAAAGTTTCCTTTCTATTTATTTAACTGTAATCAAGCCTTCTGGCTCTACTGTGAATTCTGGCTTATCTGCCAGTGTTCCATCTGCCTTGAGGTAGTACCAACCTTTTTTATCTGCTGATTGGATAAAGGCATTTGATACCATGTTGCCATCCTTGCTGTCGAGGTAGTACCATGTGTCCTTGTACTTAACCCAACCCGTCTTCATTGCGCCTTCTACATCGAAATAGTACCACTTCTCAGCGATTTTCTTCCAACCTATCGCCATTTCGCCTGAGTTATCAAACCAGTACCAGTTGCCGTCTGAGTGCTTCTTCCAGCGGTCTGCAAGCATGTAGCCTGAGTTGTCGAAGTAGTACCAAACATCGTTGATTTTCTCGAATTTCTCTTTTGGATAAGAGCCGTCTGAATGTACGTACCAGTAGCCTGTATCGTTCTTCTGCCAGCCTGCTTCAACGCTCAAGCCATTTTCAATATCGTGTTTAAACTGTTCACGGCTGATACCCCATTTAGCTAAATATGGATAAGGGTCAACGTGGTCTGAATGGTTGTCGGGTTGGTTATTCGTACAGTATTCATGCGTTTTGATACCTGCTAGGTCGTCTGTATCAAGTGTCTTCGGCAATCCTGCTTCATCTGCTAGGTTGCGTAACAATTCGATATAAAGGCGGTAGTCTGTCATGAACTCTTCTTCAGTTGAATGACTTTCAATCAATTCAACCGCTGCATAGGTCTCAGCATTCCAACCGCCACCAACGTCCCAACTTCCATTGTTTACGGGTCCTACTTGCATGACACGGCCATTTCCAACTACATGAGAAAAGAACCCAAGTTCAGGGTCCTTTCTGTAGTGATAATCGGCTTCGTTTTGAACGGTTGAGTTACGGTTCCCCGTAGAGTGAGCGTGCACTTGTCGATATGGCTGCACCCCAACCTGTGGCAAGTCCGTGCGTAGTCTACTTGTATCAATATCCATACTTATTGTCCCTTCCAAGCGTCATTCATCTGCTTCACTGCTGACTCTACAAAGGTGTCCAAGTCCTTGTCGGTCATGCTGATGTTATATTTTGTAAGTTCAGCTCGGACTTTATCACGAGCTTGCTCTAGCTTTTCATCTCCCTTATAGCCTGTTTCAGTAGCGACCTGCTCAACTGCATTGACTGCATTTTTAGCTAGGATTTCAGCGATTTTGACAGTCTTTTCACCGCCCTCTTTGATGAGGTACTCCTTGACCGCTTTAACTGCGATAGCAAGCAAAATAATTGCAATACTTACTGCTCCGTTTGTGATAATTTCATTAATTTGTTGCATGTGTTTTTCCTTCCTAGCGCCTTACTGCGCCCCTTTCTCATCTTCAATCAAGATGTCGTCTCTAATCTGCAACGCTTCAAAATTGTTGTACAAGTGGTCTATGTAGCCATTACCACCAAGCGCCTTGTAGCTATTGTGCATGTTTTCCACTACATAGAATTCATCCTTAGTAGTAAAACCACGACGGATAGCTCTACGAATATCACGATCAAGGCGCATCCTCATCGTAACAAGGTGCGCATCGTCGTGTAGTTTTAGCTTTGCCTGTACTTCGTCAATTTTGGCGTTGTTCTCGTCAGCAGTAATCTGGACATCTTTGATTTGTTTCTTGACATCATTTAATTCCGAAATGATTTGATCTGTCTGTTCTTTGGTCTTCTTTGGCATTTTATAGCCTAGCCAAGCCACAACGATTGGTGTGGCAACTGGCAAAACGTTCATAAAAAAATGCTCTGTTGATTGTAAGACGTCCATAAGGCACCTCTACTGTTCATTTGGCGCTTTCGGTGCGTTAAACTTCCAAGTTGCTAGAAGACCATTCTGGGAAGGTGCCCCTTCAAGTTGAGCAAGTGTTTCTCCTTGATAATTAAAGGACTGATTAGTTTGAATCAAGATTCGTTTACCTTCTCCGTTGATTTCAGCGTGACTTGGGTCTTCAACCGCAAAAATTGCACCAGGTTCATAAACTTTGCCAACTTCAGCAAGAGGGAAGAGTTCGACCATTTCTTTGTACGTCGTACCGTAAGAAACTTTCTCGCCCATGATGGAATCTTGAGCCATCACTCGAACAACTTTATCGATTTTATTTGCAAGAGCTACAAGCTTGTTCTGTTCACTCTCGTTTTGCGCAATCTTCTGGTTAGCCTGTTCAAGCTGCGCCTGTGTTTTGACAATAGCGCTACCTGGATCTAGCTCGGATTTTAAGATATCCAGTACCGCTTGAATCAAGATATCTTCTGGTTCACTTGTGCGATCTCCTACAAGCTCACGCATGTTCGTACTGTAACGATTGCCTTCTGATAAACGAATTTCAACTACTGTCTTGATATTATCTCCAAATCCTCGTGTATAAGGTTTGCTTGCTAGTTCATAATTATTAATTGCCATTTGTCATGTTTCCTTTCACTTCTTCAAATAACTCTTTTAGAGCTGGGTCGTATTCTAGAACCTCTTTCATCGTGTGCAATTCGCTTGCTGCATACAAATAAAGAGCTTCATTCTTAGCTGATTCTTGCTCACTGACTGCTAGTTTTTTAGTCAGTGAATCAAGTGTTAATTGATTTACTACTGCGTCCATGTTGTTGTTCATGCTATTGTTTTCTCCATTTTTTCTATTTTTTGATTTAACTCTTGAATGGCCTTGATTAGGTAAGGTACTAATTCAAATGTGCGATATGAGTATGCGCCGTCTGGATTCTCATAGAATGCTTCAGGAACATATTTCTGGACATCTTGAGCCATGATACCGCAAGATATATCCTCAATTTTGCCATCGTACTCTTTACGATAGCTGTAAGTCTTCAGTTTTTCGATAACATCTAGACCAGAAACTGGACTATCTTGAATATTGGATTTATAACGACGGTCTGAGATTTCTTTGTTCATAGGAATCCAGTCATAACTTGAATCTTTATAGTAGAGGTAAAGATAGCCATTACGAGGGGTAATTTTTGAATATTTATCAGAATAGACCCACGTTCCTCCGTCGTAAATGATATTGCCAGTGACTTTTAGATCACCATGTATGATTGGTGTTTTCCAAAATTCAGCAGTATTTTTGCAATACATCTTACCATTATTTTTGACATACCATGCATAGTATCCAGCTTCGCTCCAATTATATCCCCAGTTGACCCACAAAGCAGTCGTTTCATCGCCACCTTCGCCATTTCCCATTCCAACCGAGAAGTGATTGCGTCCAGTTAGCCAACGTCCAGAACCTGAATCATGCGTCCCGAGTTGGAAGCCACCAATCCAACCTTTGTAACCTTCTAAAACAGTTGAACTAGAAACGACTGACTCGACTTTTGTCGCAAAAATGCGTTTAGATGTCAGTTGGTCAATAAAAGCTTCATTTGCAATCATTTTCCTAATAAACGCATCATCAAATCTCACTTTATCAGCCGTGACCGCTTCAGCGTCTAATATCTTAGTCGTGACGGAACCAGCTTCAAAATTTGCCGTTTTCAGCTTATCAACCATAGCCGACTTGATAACTGCATTATCAATTAAGGTCTCGCCAGTGATATGAGTCAACTTACCAGCAAAGCGGTTATGCCCATTGGCACCAAGATTAATTCCAGAGATGATATCTCCAGCTGAGTTGATGTTTTGAACCGCCCATGAGCCAGCTAACTGGCTTTGAACCGAGCGAACGGCTTCGGACATATCATCAAATTGACTAGCTTTATATCCGTTCGTCTGATAAGCACGAACAAGCATAATCTCTTTGATCTCAACCCAACCATTTTTAGCTAAGTAAAAATAAAGTGGATAAAGTTTGCTTTCGCCAAACTCAAAATCTTTAGTAATGTTGTATGTTTCTGTGAACTCTTTCCATTCAGTAGAAACAGCTGTCGAGCTTATAGCTATATTTGAAGAGAAAATTCCTTCGTTCGACTGGTGATTTTTAGCAACAACCGTGAAATTATGGTCTAATCGTCCCATAATGCGATACTTAAAATTAAGAGTATATGTCTCACCTCTAGCCATTCTATCGATGTACAGTGGTAGTGTGAATCCTGCGAATGTATACCCTGAATTGCCCGTGCATCGAATGGTAAATATACCGTTATTCACGAATACTCTCTTCGTATCGCCTTCATTAACAAGTGTATGCCTGTCCATCGACTTCGAGCGGACGATTAAGTTATTGTCGCTTCCAAGGCTTTTAGCGACTTCAACCTGGAATAGCTGGCTTGTCATAGCCATGCGAGCGACATTATTCGCAATCACATTGTCTGTTCTGCCAAGGATTCTCTCATATAACTTGCTTGTTTCTTGTACACGCTGGAAGTCAGTAGTCTCTACTTTTCGCGCTAGTTGATTGGTCACATTCTTAAATTGACTATCAGCATCCGCTTTGTTTGCAGAAACCTGATCAGATATTATATCCATTTGTCGTTCAGCATTATCCTTGTTTGTAGCAACCTGAGTCTTTAAATTTGAAATCTGATTATCTGTACCTTCTTTGTTACTGTTTATCCGATTTGAAAGATTTGAAATCTGAGTAGTGGTTCCTTGCTCACTGCTTGTAAGTCTATTTGATAGACCACTGATTTGACCGCCCACATCTTGCTTATAAGTAGTTATCTGACTGGAAATATCCGTGAATTTCCCATCGACTGTCTGCCGATAATTCGCAAGTCGAGTTCTAAGTTCATTGCTTGCATTTTTCTTGGCTTCTTCGATTCGTTGGTTGATTCCGCGGACATCTTCCTGATAGGTTGCCTTTCCGACGAAATCACGGCTCACAAGCTCACGGACTGTTGTCGCTTGTCGGGCGCTCTCATCACGAGAATATTTTCGTAAAGCTTCTTGTCTCTGTCCGTCTTGGCTGACATAGGTTTCAACCGTCGCCAATTTAGCAGATAGACCTTCAGCAGTTTTCTGAAATTCAGACTTAGCAACGACAAGATCCATCTTGCCATCTTCAGGAGCAGGTCCTGCATCTATACGAGTCGAACTTCTGGTCAATTCAACTTTACGAAAAGCCACATGGCCAATCCCGTCATAACCAAGAATAATTCGCCAGAAATCAAAATTTTCAGGCTTGGTCAATGCTGGTATAGTGGCTTGATAAGTCTGCCAGCTAGACGTGAGGTTGAAAGTGCCAGATATAATCTCAGGATTGCCAGGTACTGTTCGATTGGCTCTTAAAGAAACCCAAACCCTTGGATTTCCAGAGTGACACATAGCTTGAAAAGAAAGCGTATAAGTCTCGCCAATCTCCAAATCAAGAAGAGCTGTCGAATCCTTTTCAGACACTCGACTGCCTTCTTTTGAAAAAATCTGCATCTGCTTCCAAGTGTTAGTCGTACCTTTGACGTTGTATTCGCCGTCTGAGATAGTCCAATCTCGTGGACTATTGTCCCCTTGATGATATCTCCAAAGTCCTCTTGAAAAGTCGTAGTCTTCAGCATAGTTGCGACTACCGACCTTCATTTTTGAAAATTCTTCACGCAATTTCCCAGCTTCAGCCACAACTAAGGTCTTGTCTGCCTTGTCTTTGGTTGCATTGACAATCTCTTGTCTAATACCAGATGCCCGCACCTCAAATTCGGCCTGACTCAATTTCTGATTCAGCTTGTTCTGCGTGTCTGTCTCAAGACTCTTCACCGACTGCCTAATATTCTCAGCAGTAACGTTGAGTGCACTGATATCCGCTTTGGTTCTGAGACCTTCAGTCAGACTTCTCACACCAGCATCAAGTGAATCGGCCCGTTGCTTAAAGGTTGATTCGACGGCTGAGATTTGGCCGTCTGTATCTTCTGGAGCTTCTTTCGGACTGGTCGCTAAACTCCCGTTTTCCAACTGGGGCGCAAGAACATCTAAGTATTCTCCAGCATCAGCATTTAAGAGATATACATAGCCAATTGATACGGTTCCAGCTTTTTTTCGCTCGCTTGAAAATGTCAAATATGTCCATTTATCATCTTTCAAGATAAAATATGGACTTATACCTGTTGCATCGTCAGGCTCCCAATGAGTTTGTAACTTAACTCTTTGCCCAACTGAACCTTTTACCCAGACAGACATAGTATAGGTTCCTGGCATTATTTCAAACCTGTCCTGAGCAATGCCGATTTGGGCTCTAGCGTTACTTGAGGTCAATCGTATTGCTTTATCAAATCCAGTCGCTGGACTGTTTGATACATCAATAGTCTTTGCTGTTCCAGCTCCTGATGGTCTAAAGGTACCTGATGTCCACAATCCGCTGGCTAGAGCCATGCGTCTTGTTCCTCGGATATAATTCCGCCCCCCAACCTGCACACTCGCTATCTTACTAGCCAGCTCCTCGGCTGTCTGTGTGAGTTCTGACTTACTTGCCTTACCATTGGCTAAGTTAGTCAGCTCTGATAGTCTGCGAGTTGTTGTCTCTTCATACGTTGCTTGCACCGACTTCACACCAGCCAGTTCTTTTTTGGTCTGTATTAGTGCTTCAACTTGTTCATCAACTTCATCTTTTATTTGTTCTTGCTTCGATAGAACTTCATTTGCTAAATCATCCAAATCACTTGACAAAGTCATCTGAGCGCTCGTAGCCTGTGACTTAAACGCTTCAAGTCTAGCAATCGAATCCAGCCCAATCTGCTTGGCTTCCTGAGCAAGAGAACTACTTGCACCAGCATTTTTCAATGCTTCTTCAGCCTTGCGCTTGGCTTCTTTCAATGGACCATTGTCAAAGCTGTCGAAGCGCTGATTGATAG